CAGGGCGTCTCGTGCCGCCTCCGCCTCCCCCTCTAGTTGAGCTATTCTAGGACTGTTTCCACCACAATCGGCTCTAATAACAGATAAATCCGCCTCAGTTTCTGCCAATTTAGCTTGAAGGGCTTTAATATCGGCCGACGCATTTATTTTATTTCTTCCACGAAGTGATTCTATTTCTGCCCGCGCCGCAGCAAGTTCTTCTCTTAGAGGTCCCACTAATGCTTCTGATTCTTGTAGTTTTCTTAGAGTCTCTTCATATAAGGCTTTGAGCTTCGCTAATTCATCCTTTGCTGTCGCAAGTTCCTGTTCAAGGGCCGCTTTTTGTAATTTAAGTTCTTCTACCTCCTGTATGAGTCTAGTTACATGTTCAGATGCTAAAGCAAGTTGTTCTATAAGCTGTTTTTTGTCAACTGAATCTTGACTGCCTGTTTTCGCCTCACACTCTGCTAATCTAGCTGTTAAATCGGCAATAGTGCCATTAAGAGTATCATTTAGAGCACGAAGGCCATCTGTAATTTCACGATGTTTAGCTTCAAGGGCAGGAATTTGAGCTAAGGCTTCGGCTAGTCTTGGTTCTAATTCAGCTATTCTAGCCTGTAAAACCTTAACCTCAGCTCCAGGTTCTCCACTTGTTTTTGCTAAGCAGGCGGCATGTTCGGCCCTTAATGAATCAAGCTCTGCCTTTAAAGAAGCAACTTCAGCTTGCGCGGCCGCGAGTAGTGCTTCTTGGTTGGCTTTTTGGGACGCCAGTTGGGCACGAAGCCTTGTATTTTCATCAAGTACTTGTTTATATACAGCAATAATTTTATCTAGTTGTGCTTTACCATTTGTTAAAGCATCCATAAGGTTAAAATAATCTATAGCTAAATCGGCATATTCAGGAAATTGATCACGAATTTTTTGTAAGGCTTCTGGCGGTACTGGACCTGGACCACCTGGACCTGGACCACCTGGACCTGGACCACCTGGACCTGGACCACCTGGACCTGGACCACCTGGAAGTGGACCACCTGGACCTAGACCACCTGGACCTAAACCACCTGGACCTAAACCACCTGGACCTAGACCACCTGGTACAACCTTTGCTAAATCCTCATTACATTTCGCAAGTTGTCCCTCAAGCTCAGCTATTCTTGCCAGTTTATCATTATAATCCTTTAGTTTTGCATTAATCTCCGCTATAAATTGTTCAAACTCCTCAACAGTAATAGATGTTTTCTTAGGATCATGCCCATCTATAAGTTTATATAATTTAAAAAGGACATCAGGATTCGCCACACTAGATGATGCCTTTACAGCCTTTAGATATTCAAGAAGGTGGCCAAGGGCAACCTTGATGTGGCTTGACATATCTTCCTTACTGCTACCATCAGTCGCAATCGCTAATAATTCTTGAATATTCCAGTCACCAGCTATTTTTTGTTTAACTTCCTCAGGACCAGAAGCTTGTAGAATTCTGATTAAATTAACTAATTTATATAAAAGATTTATATCGCCTAAGCATGGACAGTCATTAGTTGAGGTCCCTGATTTTGAGCCTAAAAATGATGGAAGTCCAAAAGACCAACCAGCTTCTTTAGCACATTTCGGAACAATTGGGCATATTTTTGTTTGTTCTATCGCACCCTTTAATGTTAGAAGGGTTTTTGTAAACCATTCTAATTGTTGTGTCATTCTGCCCTTTTTTAATCCATCAGATTCCTTAGATATATCTTCAGTTAAAGTATTAGAGCGCGCCTTTAAGACAGTATTAACATGATCTATTCCATTAAATTTACATGGGTCCTTACTGTAATTATTAAGAAAGGTATAAAAAGCAGGTAAATCGCTATAAGATTTTACACCAAACACATGTTGCATAATATTCATTATTTCTGGGCTTGTTATATTGTATTTTTTTATAAACTCATCTTGTCCAAGGGCATGTCCATAAGCATTGGAATCATGTGTTTTGAATTTATTAGAATCTAATATAATATATGCAGAAATACCACCGTCATAGGGTCCAAACCGAAGCACTGAACAAAGATTTTTATCGTATGGTATTATAGTGCCATTTGATTTGTTATTTTTTCTTGTAGTTCCAGGCGTAAGAGGCTTAGGTCCAGTAGGCTTAGGTGGAGGTCCTGTGACACCAGTAGGTCCTGTGACGCCAGTAGGTCCTGTGACACCAGTAGGTCCTGCCCTGTTAATAGGTCCTTTAACACCAGTACGTCCTGTGACACCAGTAGATCCTTTAGCAGCAGTAATAGCAGCAGCACGAGCAGGACCTGGTCCTATGGGTTTAGGACCAACAGGCTTAGGTGGAGGTGTTACTATTACGCCAGTAGGTCCTTTAGCCGCAGTAATAGCAGTAACACGAGCGGCTCCTACTCCACTCAGACCTGTATCTCCCCCAGAAGTAATAACAGGACCTGTGGCTCCAGTGACACCTGTAGCCCCTCTAGAAGCACCAATAGATGTAATGAGTTCGGCTTTAGAAAGTATGGGGGCGCGGACAGCTGGCCCAGTAACACCGCTGACTCCAGAAATAAGAATACTAGCCGAACCCGCAACACCTGTAGGTCCTGGCTCTACCGTGCGACCACCAGCCTGGTCTTCATTATTAGACGACATTCTATCTAAGGATTAGATTATAAGACAATAGCATTTGTCGCATCTAGCCGGAAGTATAAAAACTTGACCTAAATAATGGAAACCATATAATCCAGATGGTAGAAGAAGTAAAAGTATTTAATCCTTGGAATACGACTAACAAGGATATCACGCAAGATACCGTAGAGCGTATCTTGCGTGCCTATGGTTGGCGTGGTGAACTTAAGAAGCCAGAAATCTTCAAGCAGGCCTGTGTTCATAAATCCTATGTAAATCGGCCAGAAGAATGGGCTGAACAGGCCGCTACAACAAATGAGGTAATGGAAATGGCACCGAAGCCTGAAGGTTGTATGGACCTTAAACCCGCTGATAATGAGGAAATGGAATTTGTAGGGGATTCTATTCTGGGAAATATTGTAGCCCTATATGTCTATGACCGTTATCCAGGAGAGGGTGAGGGATTTATGACAAAACTCAAGACCCGTATTGTAAATAATAAGACACTAGGTGAAATGGCCCGTAAGATGGGATTTAGTCAGTGGATGATTATTAGTCGTCATGTTGAGGAAGTCTGTAATGGTCGTAATAACCTTCGTATGCTCGGTTCAATGCTTGAGGCTTGGATGGGTGCCCTATACTTTCACGAAGGCAAGGGAGGCCACGGATTTGAGACTTGTCAACGGTGGTTTATAAAGATTATGGAGAAGCATATTGACTTCTCGCAACTTATTACAGATGATAATAATTTCAAGGACCAGCTCCTACGCTTATACCAAAGCCGTTGGCATCAGCCACCAAAGTATAAGGAAGTTGAAGTTATTGGTCCTCCACACGACCGAACCTTTACAATGGGTGTATTAGATATTCATGGTGGAATCGTAGCTACTTATACGGCACGAAATAAGAAGGTGGCAGAACAAGAAGCTTCACGTCTAGCTCTAGAGCGCCTTGAAAAGGAAACCTAAAATGTTTTCAAGAATTAGATGTCGGCGCCAAAGGGAAAGGGTCTGAAAATGAAGTTTAAGGTGGCAGAAGGACCCCCAAAGCCTCAAGAAGTTAAAACAGATACACTCGCAGTTGCGCCAACCCCATTTGCTGGAGCAAAGGCTGAAAAGGGAATGTTTCAGCAAAAAGCTGTTGCCGCCCCTCCTCCCAAACTAGCTCCAGCTCCAGCTCCAGCTCCAGCTCCAGCTCCAGCTCCAGCTCCAGCTCCAGCTCCAGAACCTGCTCCAGCTCCAGCTCCAGCTCTAGAACCTGCCGCGCCTCTAGAACCTGCCGCGCCTCTAGAACCAGACGCCCCAGCTCCACCAGTAGGGGAAGTAAGAAAACGAAGAGTTGTAAAACTTGTCGCAGCCCCTACAGCTATACCTCCCGAACTTGTAGAACTTCAATCATCTATTACAGCAAAGGAGAAAACAAATCCATATGAAGAAAAAGATGCTAAACCCTATAGTCCCTCAGACCGCAAGGGATTCATTAAATTTATAGAGACAAGATATTCTTCATTTACCCTGCCACGACCCCTCACTAAGAAAATTAATCCGAATGCCTGTGATGAAATGGTTCTTCAAACCTACAAATACCAGGCCTTTATTCGCGAATACATGCGCGAGGCGAGTCCATATCGTGGAGTTCTTGTCTATCATGGCCTCGGTTCAGGAAAGACCTGTACTTCCATTGCGGCCTCAGAAGCCTTATATGGCACTGGAAAGAAAATCATAATTATGACACCTATTGCCCTGAAGGAAAATTTCCTAAATGAGCTTATGTTCTGTGGGTTTCGCCATTTTCATTTAACAAATAAATGGGTCTCCTTCCCCTTAACACCGATTGTTCTAACATTTGCCTCCGCTGAGGTTGGCCTTCCTGATGATTATCTTAAACGCCTCCAAAAGGGAGAAGAGGCTAAACGACTCCTCTGGGTTCCAGACCTAAGTGCTCCTGAATCAGAGGCGAATTTTAAGACTCTAGATCCCTGGAAACAGGCTATGATTAGACAGCAAATCTATGAAATGCTTCAGAATAAATTTACCTTCATTGGATATACAGGTTCATCAAAGAAATTCCTAAAGGACATTGTGATTAATAAACCGACATTTTTTGATGACGCAGTAATTATTATAGATGAAATACACAATCTAACACGCCTAATGGCGAATAAGTTAGATAAATATTTAGTCCCATCAAAGAGACCATTAACAGCCTTTCAAGAGAAGGATTCACCTTATGAACCTGTTACTGTGGATAATTGGGTTCCTAAGTTTCCAAATGACGCCGACAAATATAGTAGAGCTATCCTATTCTATAGACTTCTAACACAGGCCAAGAACAGTAAAATCATAGCCCTCAGTGGCACGCCGATTGTAAACGCTCCTCTAGAAATCGGTGTTCTGGCAAATATTCTACACGGCTATTTTCATGCTGTAAATGAAACCATGGTGGGAGATGAAGCACAGGCAAGACAAATTCTAGAAAAACATCCACGCGTAAATTTCTATTCAATTAAGAAAAAAGACACAGGTGGCATAGACATATTTTTCACAAAGCTTGATGATGGATATATAAAATATTTCAGTGAGGATGGCAATCTACAGGGCTTAATATATGATGAAGGGTCTAATCAAACAATAAAGGAAATTTATGCTGATGTGGCCAAACTCTTTTCAGAGGCAAACATTACTCTGGGAGGCAATCCAGATTATTTAGCCTTACCGCTCCTCCCCCCAAGCTCAGAAGATTTTAACGAGAAATTTGTTGATACAGATACGTTATCTCTGAGAAATCCTATAACATTCAAAAAGCGTATTTCAGGCCTGATATCCTACTATAGAGGTTCAAAGGAAGAACTAATGCCTTCTGTATCAAAAGATGAAATAGTCTTATGTCCTTTTAGCCCACATGCCTTTAAGGAGTATTCAGTAGCTCGTCTTAAGGAGCTCGCAGAATCTAAACCTGCTGGCCCCTCATATGACGAGGCAGAGAAACTATCAGAAAAGGAATCCACCTCATATCGTTTCCGTAGTCGTGCGTTATGTAATTTCGCCTTTCCTCCTGGACTTGAAAGACCTTTCCCAGGAACAAAAAAAGAGGAGGAGGCCGAGGTTGGCATGACAAAGGATATTTATGGGGATGGAGTAACTCTAGAAGATATTAAAGAGGGAGTAGAAGCGGATGAAGATGACGAGGCACCAGCACCAACGGCAGCCCTAGCCCCAGCAAGCAAGGGCCGTGTTGTTCCTTATGCTGAAAGGCTAACAAAGGCCTTAAAAGACCTTCGTGATATCGCCCCAAAAATATTTAAGATAGCTGGAACTCAGGATGAACTCTTATCAAACTATAGTGCAAAGTATGCCGCAATTCTTGAGCGCACTATGGCAAGCAAGGGCTCAAGTCTAGTCTATAGTCAATTCAAGACTGTAGAAGGTATCGGCGTTCTATCTATGGCTCTAGAGGTAAATGGATTCGCCCCTATAAAACTGGATGGTCCAGAAGATAATTTACGTCTTTCCCCTGAGACAATAAAACATCTTATGGAAAATCCTGATAAGCCAAGATATATTCTATATAGTGGAGGAGAGTCCATTCGTGTTCGCCAGACTCTTATTAATATTTTCAACATGTTTATAGATAAACTTCCATCTGAAATTAAGGCGATTCTTGCTACCCACCCACTTGCGGCGACAAAGAATATGAAGGGTGAATTCTGTAAGGTTTTTATGATTACTGGGGCAGGAGCAGAAGGACTCTCTCTAAAAAATGTCCGCACGGTTCATATCATGGAGCCCTATTGGAATAAGGTTCGCACAGAGCAGGTAAAGGGTCGTGCAATTCGTATTTGCTCTCATAAGGACCTTCCATTCGCGGAGCGCAGTGTAGAAATATTTACCTATATATCTACAATAACAAAAGAACTTCTTAAAACACAACAAACTCTTGATATTCAGGATGAAGGAAAATCAACTGACCAGCATATTCTTGGCCTAGCGGATATTAAGGAGAAAGTGAACTCATCATTTCTTACAGCTATGAAATCGTCGGCGGTTGATTGTCTATTAAATACAGTAGATAATGAACGTATAACATGTTATGCGCAGAAGGGAGAAATAACTGATTTCTTGTATGATCCAAGAATAAAAGAAGATATTGCATCAACAGACCAGACTGAGGTTGAAAGAGTTATTGAACGTAAGGGATATAAGATTAGAGGCCTTGACTATGTGGGCGTTAAGGAGGGTGAAAAGACTATCCTGTATTCGGCAGCAAATGTGGAAATGAAGGAGCCTCTTGGTGAAATAATAGGAAAGGGAGTAACCTGGCTTCCTGGAAAAAAGCCCATCTAAGACCACATTCTTCTAACATCTCGCACAACATCATTTGATTCCATTTCATAATCAAATAGTCTAATCCATGCTACCGCAGCGTTACACGCTATAGTATCATGCCCAATTGATAACACGGCAGAATCGGTTGTATTATATACGGTTTTCATATCTCTTGTTGCAAAGGTTACACCCTGAACATCAAACTTCTCTGTGGTTATACGCCCAGAACTCCAGTCCTCAAATGAAGCAATATAGAAGGTTACACGATTAGGATAAATACCATCCAGGTCACTGCGCATACCAACAACCGCTAAATAAGGTGTTGAACTATCAGAATTTATAAGGCCCCTGAATATGTGTTTCACTTCTAAGACGGCAGATGACCATTTAAACTCCATACTTGTCCCTACAATGCTTACACTCAGTGGACCAAATGTAAAAAGCACACCCTTACCCGCCGCTGCGACAAAGGCACATGTAATAGTTCTCCAACTATTCATCATAATAGGCCTCTGAAGAATCGCCACGCCAGACTCAGAACCTCTGCGAAGTTGTAGGAGTAGTGGAAATAGACTATCAGTTTCTACAATCTTCAGCTTAGGGGATAGTGCCAGGACCATAATATTAGGAAAACGCACCTCATGAAAGGTCTTATCATATCCTTCCCATGAAAATAATGGTGCGTTCGGCTCTTGTGTAAGAGCCAGCCATTCAGGTTCAATCTTAGAATATATTCCAGAACAAGGTGATGATTCTATATTACACTCTGCCACACGCCCTTCAGATTTCCAAGTGCCAAAAATACGATTAGGACCTTTCTTCAATTTCCAGCATATATTAGGGTCATATAAGGTCGGCATCTTATCACTATCTGTTACATAAAGCATACGATTTGGTCCAGCCAACGGTAGACTGTAACTAATCTCTTTTGGTGGAACCACATTTGCCACTATATAGAATTCAAATTGAGAAAGTTCATCAGCATCGTCAATCTTAAACCGTGTTCCAGTAAAGGCTGTTATACGGTCCATATATATATTCGTATTACGATTAAACCAGAGAATTTCAATACCAGGAATCAGATGCTTCTTTTTCTTAGCCTTAGGCTTCTGCTCAAGGCTCAGAGCGGCGGCAAATCCCTTAATCGCTCTCCAGTTCATTGGGGCGATATTTTCTTTCATACGAGAGTTAAGAGTAACACCAAGACGTTTGAATTCTTCCTGGACACAATTAAGAGGCACATTAATAGCAGAATCATGAAGGTCATTACAAAATGAATAATTCTCTAGAACTCTTAAATCCTCACCAACACCCTTTCGCAACTTTAATGGCTCATGCGGAGCTATATAGGTTGAACGAGCGACAATAGAGCCAAGAGACCCTTCAACAAAGGTAGAGGGCAGAAATTGTTTTGCGACTAATCCTTGAAGTATGCTAAAATTTACACTTGGCTGACTATAGCGACCATGCGGAAGAATCGCCTTGTATACAGAAAGATCAGCTTCCTTTGCCACATTATTTGCAATAGTGTATTCGGGCGTTTCCTGATGTGTCTTATATCCTGAATAGTTGGGAATAGGGACCGCCGCCGTATTTTTTAAGATTGGTTTCTCACGTTTATCAGTTTGTACAGTTAAATATGTATTTTCATACATCTTTGGCTGTAAGCCGCCGTTTATAGACTCAAGTCTACGAAACATATCTAATATTCCATCCTTATAGATTATCGGGACGAACACGTGCAGTTGAATCCATTTCACGAGTAATAACGCGAAGTACAATACTTGTCTGATGTGTAAGATTAATCAAGGCGCCGCTCGTAAGCGTTGTTGTCTTAAGGACCCCTGAAAAGGTTGTATGAGCAGACTGGGTACCGCCAAAGTAGTTTATGGTTGTAGAACCGGTTGTAGGGTCTACATATGGGCAGCGAACAACAATCACATTCGCATAACCAACTGTATTTAGACCATCAGCTCCTGTCACACCGCCAACTGTTGTATTCGTTACACCAACAATAAGTAGATTTGTCAGTGGTGACATATTTGTAGCAGTGTCAGTAACTGAATGTAGATAGTTCACAAGGTCGGTCGCCGCAGGTGAACCTCCCATTTGAGCCGCACTGAGTCCTTGAACCTGGATTCTATTGCCAACTGGGAAGGTCCACTGACTAAAATAGGTTGAGGTTTTAATAAATAAGTAGCCAGGATTTGCGCCATATGCCGATGAAATAACCGCAGATGGTAGGGTTGAAGACCCACCAATGTAAATACCACTAATTGATAGTGTATCTGCCACTGAACTTAACTGACCTCCATCTGGTCTCTGAAGTTGAATCGTAAGTTTAGTAAGTGTGGCAAGGGGTGTAGGGTGATAGACCTTCTGACATTTCATAAACTTGGGAATCATAGCCAAGTAGCCATCGGTTAGATTTGTATTATCAGTATACCAATTTGCGTCATACTGTAATACACCAAAGGCATTGTCAAAATTATTATCTGTTCCGAAGTTATTCGTATCTAGTTCAGGAATACGTAGAAGCACATAGGGGTAAGAAAGCGCATTTAACTTAGAACCAGAATTCGCACTTGTTACAAGAGTATCTAGACCCTCAGTTGGAACAATCGCCTTTACAAGTTCAATACGACTGATATTCTTGAACTTCTTATTCACGGACGTATTATAATTAAATCCCTGTTGATTATTAGCCGGGTCAAAGGTTACTGAGAAGTTATAGCGATTCTCTTTATTATTGTTGACCCAATCACGGTCGGCACTATATAAGAATAAGTTATACTCAGTTTCCTTGTATGAAATAATATCATCCTGCTTAATAATGAAGTCCTGCTGAAGTGGGCCGCGGGGCGCCTGAGCACTTGGTAAGGCAAGTGTAGGATTAAAATTCGCATCATTCTGAACAGAAGGAGGGCTCATAAAACGGGCAAGTGGGTTTGCATCCGTCTTCGTATCGGCCACCTGGGCGGTTACACGAGCCGCCTCGGCCTCGCGCGTTTTCTTAGCAGATTCATAAAGGCTTAGACTGCTTGGTTCATCACCAGAGCTTGAAAGGGCAATCTGGAAATCGGGTGGTGGTGGTGGAGCCCCTCCAGTATTACGAGCCTGTTGTAGCATCTCAAAGCGAACACCGGTGTCTTGTAGAAGACCCTGTTCAAATGTCGGGCGTGGTTGAACACCTTGTTGAATTGATAGGCGTGCCGCCGCAACCTCCATCTGTGGCTGATTACGAGGGTCAGCCACCATGACTTCAGCTTGACGGGTTGTAGCTGGCACGGCCTTTTCGCGCCGGAGATATCCTGTAAAATCGCGACCAGTGGCGCCAAGAACCTCACGATTTAGTTGCGGTAAGGGCATAGGGCCATTAGTGTCCCATACTTCACGCATATAGTGTTCAAGTGCCTTTCCAAGGCGATTTCTCTGTTTGTCGTTAAGTGGACCTGTGCTCTGTTGAAACTCTTGAGCAAGGGCAGTATAAAGTTTAACCTCATTCTGCTGGCCAAAGAATTGAGATTCTGTAGTTTGCATCGTAAGTCTTCCTACTTGGAACTCTTACGAGTTGTTTTAGACTATTACGCCGTGTTATCAAATAATGTATTTCTGAATTCATACATCCATTTATCGGGTATAGGATTCTTACAGAACTTGCTGAAGTTGACTCCATGAATCATACAGATAATGAAATACATTGAATACATTCCGCATTCTGTATCTGACCGTTGAAAGCGATGTCCATTACTTTCAAGAACTAATTTTGGCTCTTGAAGTGTTAGATATCTCATATATCGTGCAATCTGCTGCGGTGGTTTCACACCATAACTATCAAAGTAATAGACCTTGTTAACCCTTAAGTCAATAACCAATGCAATCCAATGACTTCCACCCTTAAAATGTGGGTCTAAGTTATATACGGCCCCTATAACAGTCTTTCCAGAAGCCCGTAGCGCTTTTAAGTCTATCTTACAAAATTCCTCATTCATACACTTATCTTTAGATTTCTCATAAGGGTCCTTCGCACTAAAGTCTATTGGAACAACGCCAAGGAATTCAAAATAGGGATATGCGTCCACATACTGTTTCATAACCGCCTCAATATCATCTGTATTTAACCAAGTGTGAGGCTTCTTCTTCCATTCATCAGGCTGTTTTGGTCTAAAATACGCGGCGACCAGTGATTTCTTCATCTTGTCATCAAGTATTGAGTTATTTACAAGACACCGACCATCATCGGCCTTACATCCCTTGGCCCCCTTTTTTATACGTGCTTCAACATCGGGTGGTAGGCAAGACTTTCCTGCCTTCTTTGAAACCGCAAGGGGAGAACATTTCTTCGGTCCCGGATTTACAGGCGGCCTTCCTTTTTTTCTAGTAGCCCTGTCTCCCTTAGGCATATCTATTATTACACTTTATTTTATATTAAAGACTGTTTAGAATGGGTGTGTCAAGCGCATTTAATAGTTTATTTAGTTCTACAAGAACAAATAATTCCCGAGCTAAGAATTTAAATACATCCTACTTTTGGCATATTATAGTTCCATTATTGTGCTTGTTGATTCTATTATTTCTATTTTTTGTAGTATACACGATGCCTGACTGGGCGCTAGACTGTAAGCCTGATTTAATGCCGATTCGTAGAATGGTAAATAAAACACCGGTATAATAGGAATAGAATATGGATAGTAGTATGTATACAAATGTATTACTTGGTATTGGAATAGCAGGCATATGTGGCCTTACTATTGGACTTGGTGCATTAACCCAGAATAAGGATAATGGAGCAGATATTCAAAAGAGTCTTGGTGTTATTGCGGCGATAACAATTATTCTTGTAGCTATATTCGGTGTAGTAGCCTATATGTATTTTCAGGCAAATATAAATTACATGACACCCTTTGTTCTTATTATGACCTTTGTAAACCTAGCTATGAGCACGATAGCAGTTAGTGTGGCCTCCTTACAAGTTGTGAATTCATAATACATACATGGCCATAATCTGATGTTGAAGTCTGTAAAAAAGACTACCTTGAGAGTTTTTTAAGAAAAGAAGCCCTTGAAAATTTAAGGCCACCCGTATTTGTTGTCCCTGATGAAATGATTCATGAGAGACACCTTTCTTAGAGCTATCCTTAGAATGTATAGTTATCTTATCAGAAGAATTTAAGTTAATGTAAAGGGTTAGAAGATTCTTAGAAATGATGGGTTGAAATTTAATACGAACCTCTTCTACGCTAAGCTTATTACACCCACTCCATTCCGGATGTTGGGCAATAAATGCTATAAGAGTTTCTTGAAGCTCTATGAGGGCGGCAAAGCCATCATTATCAGTGAGTTCTAGACGAAACTTAGCAGGGTCCCATGAATGGACCGTGAGGCCCTTTGTAAAGATGTTTAGCCTAGGAATCGTGTATATGGGCGTCTTGTAGGAAAGTGAGGCTACTGGAAGTTTCATAGGATAAATGGAAACCGGCGAGGATATGACGACCGCTTTTGGGTCTAAGGTCTGTATTGGTATATAAACTTCTATTTCTCCAGGGGAGTCCATATGGATCCCAAATCTATAAGATTTATTACTAGGGCTTTGAATGGCTAACTAGGTCTAAACATCATACACAGAAATATTACAATGGATGAACTAAACCTACTCTGGCTAGGACAACGCGGAACAGGAAAGCGCACTAGCATTCAAAAAGCTCTGGCCCATGTCGCTCAGAGTCGCGGTGTCCCCTTCACTCTTCGCAAGGCCATCTGGTCAACGGAAACAAATAAGCACCTACAGCGTGAATCAGAGCAGACAGAGGCACAACAGGATGAGACAGAGACTCCACAAGAAGGTGAGGGAATTCCCTATGAGACAAGTCAGGTCCATCTCGGTTTTGACATTGCCCGTATGTCTATGCAGGACAAGAACTATGTAAATAGTCTTCTTGCACGGCTTGGCTATGGTTCAGAAGTCGCCATTGGAAAAAAGAAACAGGCAGTAAAGCGTATTCTTGTATTTTATCATGTTCATCTTATGAGTCACGATACAATTCTACAGCTTCAGATGGCTCTAGAGCAGCACGAGGGAAGTCTAGTCCTGTGGTGTACCTCAGAACTTCCTCTACCTTATGAACTAGTGGATTGGTTTATAGAAATTCCTGTTCAGGGCCGTGATTACACTACACAGTCAATGGTAGCAACCTACGGTCCCTGCCTTGACTGGGCAACATATTTTGACAATCTGGTTGACGCCTGGTCTAAGAAGCCAATGACTCTTGCGCGAGTTCAAGAGATTCGTGACTGGGTCTATTTCTGTCTTCAGAAGAATCTGCGATGGCAGGAGGTCATACAATATTTTCTTGACTCCCTCTTACAATCTAAGTTAGAGCCGAAGAAACTTATGGCAACAGTTGAAGCATTGGCTAAACAGCCTTCATCAGGTGGTGGCAATACAATTGGAAGTTATCGTATTCCGATTGCCTGGGAACATCTTGGACTTCAAGTGGCAACAGCCTTGGCAACCTAATGTAGACCTATAATAGATATGAAGAAAACAATAATAATTCTTATAGTCCTCTATATTTTATATGTGGTCTATAATTTGGTAACTCGTAATCTGCCTTTTATCAGACAATATAGTAGGATGCTACCATGGGTTGAACTCATGTTGGCGAGTGTAAAAAAAGAATATTCAAAGCCTCATCCACAGTTCTCAATGGCTAAACCGACAAAGGAAGATATGAAATATATTTATTCCATAGTTGGTGATAGTGCCCCGTTTGATGAACTTAAGTTGAAAAAAAGTCTTTTAGAAGATTTGAAAAACAATAAGGCTACTATTTGGAAGTCCTATTCAACAATGGGAGAAATCATATATATAGGTTCAGAAGAAAGACAACCAATTAATGTCTGGTGGAGATGTGTTAGACTTCTTTCAAAGAAGCCCGTGAGAATTGTTATGTTTGCCCACCCTTCATTACGCCTAATGCCGAGTCATGGTGAGCCCGTGAAGGCGCAACATATTAATGGTGGATATGCAAATCGCTGCGATGGACAGTCTATTGTAATTTATAGAAAGGAGGAATTGACCCGTGTCCTTATACACGAACTTCTTCATGCCTCATGTAGTGATCCTTATAATACGAGTATTTCAAAACTGGAATCAAATACAGAAGCTTGGGCAGAAATAATACAATGTGCCATGGCCACCCTTGGTAATGAATCTAAGTGGAGGGCATGTATGAAACGACAGATACAATATTCTCTAAGACAATCTGCTACCCTGAGAGATAATCATAGTGTCTTATCTGAGAATGATTATGCTTGGAGATATACTACAGGTAAGTTTGATGTCTGGAGAGGCCTTGGACTGGATGTTCCAGAACTTCCTACAAAGTATAATCCTATTATGTCCTTACGACTTACTATTGACGAACCCACTCACTAAAGTGAGTGGGCATGACAAGCGAACCCACTCACTAATAATAAAATTGACTAAAAGCCACACCCATATGATTAGTATAGAATCTAAACATATGGGGGTCCGCGGTCTACAGAGCTTTGTAAAGCAGTATAGTATTCCAAAAACGATTCAAGACCTTCTAGATCCAACATTCAAGAAGCAGAAAATAGGTATTGACATATCCTATTATATCTATAAGTGGCAGGGCGACATTGATAAGATTCTTGACTTTATCAAGACTCTAAACACAAATCAGCATCGTGTCATTCTAGCCTTTGATGGTCGCGCAGAAGACGGAAAACAGTGGGAGGCTGCCCGTCGCCGCACGGCACGTGAAGAGGAACTCAAATCTGCGCAGAGCATCCAGGAGGTTCTAGACACTGATACTATTACAGATGAGCAGCGTCTTCATCTAGAACAGAAGGCTGCGGAGCACGCAAAGCGTGGGTGGAGCATCAGTCGTGAATTGCGGGCAAACATCAAACGCCGTTTCTATGAGGAGAAGATTCCTATGGTAAAGGCTAAGTCAGAAGCCGATGGTCTCTTGGCCTCTATGTGCGCAAATGGTGTTCTAGACCTTGTTATTAGCGGAGATATGGACCTCTTAGCAATGGGCGCAAAGTCTCTTTGGACGCCCACTGAGGATGGCATGTCTTTCAGGGAATATAATCGTGAGACTCTACTACAAAAGCTCAATCTAGGCGACTATCAGTTCAGGTCTATGTGTGCCATGTGCTTTACAGAAGCCTCGGCAGACCCAACTATCTTTGATATTCGCCAGGCCTATCAGGCCATGCGCTTATTCCGTAATCTTACTACAATTAAGCAGAAGCATCCAGAATGGCTCAAGGTATGGCCTGATGACCTACATATCTTCTATCGCAGCATCAATGAACCGACTACATGGCTTCGCGAAGACCAGCTACCAATCTATAAGGCCTTTACTAACTGTGAGCCCATGCCATATACTTAGATGCGATATATACCATTTATTGTTTTAGATACCCTAATATATAATGTCAGACGACCAGGAAAACATTTCTTGGAATCCTGCGCTAGAAACACTAATTGCCCAGGAGGCTGAGCGCTGCTCTGGCCTTTCATGGCTTCATGGAGAATGTGAAGCCTATTTCGCCCTCAGAACAAATGTAATCGCACTTCCTGTAATTATTCTAAGCACAGTAAATGGTTTTTTATCTGGTAGTTCTCAAATGATTTTTTCAAATGCGACATCGTCCTCAATTGGTATAGGTGCGGTTAGTCTTTTCACAGGAGTCCTCTCAACTCTAGGCTCTTATTTTGCCTGGGCAAAAAGAACAGAGGCTCATAGAATATCGGCTATTCAATATAAAAAAATCTCCCGATTTCTTACTATTGAATTGAGTCTACCAAAGGTTGAACGCATTCAAGCCAGAGATATCTTAAAACTTACGCGAGAACAAATAGAACGTCTCTTAGAGATTTCACCTGCGGTTCCCAACTCTATACAAGAAAAGTATAAGGCCAAGTTTAAGGAATATACTGATGTGGCTCATCCAGAAATAATCGCAGGACTTCACAAGGTTTTTATTAATAAGACAGAGGCCTTAGTCTCTCCTGAGGCGGCCAAGGAATCTAATGTAAAAGTGACAATCTTGAATAAGTAATATATTATGACATTCCTATTAATGTTGAGAATAATTTAGCTGTTAAGGTTAATGTAGATGTTGGAGCATAAACACAAAATATATTAGTTGTAACTAAATTTACTGTACTTAAAGTGCTTATTGATGCAGTGGGAGCAATTATTGAGCTAACTATGGGATTATTGTATGAAAATCCATTTACTGTTGAAAGAGTTAAACTACTTACTCCTACAGTGTTAAACACTGGAGTATTAAATGGAAATCCATTTATTGTTGAAAGAGTTAAACTGCTTACTCCTACCGTATTAAACACTGGAGTATTAAATGGAAATCCATTTACTGTTGAAAGAGTTAAACTACTTACTCCTACCGTATTAAACACTGGAGTATTAAATGGAAAACCATTTACTGTTGAAAGAGTTAAACTGCTTACAGTAGCATTTCTAACTGTTAAGCTACTTGTTGTTATTGTGCTAAATATTGGATTATTATATGAATACCCATTTATTGATGAAACACTTAAACTACTTATACTAGCATATAAATCAAGTATACTACTTACTGTTAAGGTGCTAAAACTGGGAGTATTATATGTATTTCCATTTATTATTCCAACAGATAAGGTGCTAATAGTAGTGTCGTCAATACTTAATTTATTATTTGATATATAGTCACTAAATTTATTTACAACAAGTGCTATCTCTGTAAAAGAAACAATAACACTTCTGTTAGATGTATTCATTACATATAAATCTTGAGTACTAATGGTTGATTGGGTAAATTCCCACCCGTTAAATATTCTTTTTACTTTTGGGTCTCCTTTTTTTCCAAGAATGTCGGGATTACTCTGCTGTTCTAAGGAATGAAAATGTATATGACGGTCTCCTATCTTTCGGTCACCCATCTTTCTACTAATACTGAGTTTAAAATATATTTATATTTTAAACTTCTGTTTATGAATATATTTATATTTTATAAGGCTAAAAATATACTGGCCAAGCCCTGCTTGGCATTCTTTGTTTTTTTATTGCTCATAAGAGGGCAATAAAAAAATAT